ACGCCGCTGAATAGGAGGTTACATGCCCTGGGAGACTAAGAAGAACGGCGACCAGTATTGTGTCTATGTGAAGGGGGCATCTACTCCTATTAAGGGTGGCTGCCACGATACACGCGACGAGGCTGTTAAGCATGTACAAGCCTTGTACGTTAATGCTAAGAAGCATATGCATCTAGCCCTTCCTATTAGTGCATTCTCTGATGTTGTTGAGGATACCGATGATCCTAATGTCAAGTGGGTTCAGGCTTGGCGCTATTCTTCTTGGGATCACCCGCAGTACGGTAAGGTCGAAGTTACACCTGCTCTTGTCAGTAAGTTTAAGACTCATCTTGATAACAATACTTATGGGCAGGATATCCTTGCCAACTACGAGCATGGCACAGACCCTGCTAAGGGTAATAAGGCTGCCGGTAAGGTTCTTGATATTGAGGCACGCGAGGACGGAGGTTGGTATAAGGTAGAGTTTACACCGACGGCTCTAAAAGAGATTGAAGATGGAGAGTGGAGATATATCTCTCCTGAGTATAGCGATTGGATGAACGCTGAAACGGGTGAAACGTTTGAGGACGTTCCCGTCGGACTAGCTATCTGTAACCGTCCGTTCTTTAAGAACATGGCTCCTATTAACTTCTCGGAGCTTTATACGGAGGTTGACGAACATAACGAACAGCAGGAGGATGATGGAGATATGGACCCGCTTCTGAAGGCTTTTGCCGAGATGCTGGGTATTGAGCTTGAGGAGGATACCTCTAATGAGGATGCTCTTAAGCTTTTCAGTGAGAAGGTCACTGAACTGAAGGAAACCGACACCGGCGATGACGATGACGGTGATGGTGACGGTGATGAGGGTGGTACCGAAGCTGAGAAGCAGTTTATCGAGGCATTCCCTGAGCAGGCTCAGGAGCTTGCCCAGCTTCGCAAGATGAGGATTGCAAACGAGGCTAAGGCTTTCGCAGAGCAGTTCTCGTCAATTAAGGTCAAGGAAGGCGACAAGGAAGTTACGAAGGGTCTTTCGACCGCTGCTAAGGATAAGCTGATCGACGTTCACCTTAAGTTCAGCGAGGGTACAGCTACCCCCGAAGATGTTGCAGAAGTTGTTAAGTCTGTCGTTGCTAGCGGAGTTGTCGAGTTCGGCGAGCGCGGCTCGTCTGCTTCTGGCGATGATGTTCCTACAAATTCCCGTGATGCTGCTACTAGGCTCCGTGATAGGGCTAAGCAGCTTATCGCGGAAGCTGGTGGTAATAGCAAGATGAGCTTCGGCGACGCTCTTGCTAAGGCTAGCGAGGAACACCCCGAACTTGCTAAGGCCTATTCAGAAAGGGGGTAAGCTAATATGGCTACGAGTAACGATGTAATGACGAAGGGCTACAACGCTGCTGCTGCACTCACTAAGTATCGAGCAGTTAAGTTCTCTGCTGCCGAGACTGTTACACCTGTTACGGCTGCAACTGATGTTGCTTGTGGTGTTGTGCAGAATACGATTGCTGCTAACGACATTACAGTCCGTGGTGTTGGTGCTCAGACACGTGTTATGGGAGCTTCGCTTATGGAAGCTGCCGGTATTATTACTATCGGAGCCCTCGTCACTATTAACGCTAGCGGTCAGGCTAAGGCTGGTGCTGCTGGTGAGCGTGTTATCGGTATGTGTGTCGAAGCTGCTTCCGGTGCAGGTAAGTATGCGCGTGTTCAGCTTCTTATCCCCGGATTCCTGCACCCGTAGTATAAAGGAGGTGAGCTAAAGTATGCCGATGTACGATCCTGCTGGGCTGTATGTTGATCCTATCCTTACTGAGTTTTCAGTAGGGTATCAGCCCCTTACGTATGTTGCTAATGAGCTGCTTCCTGAGGTTCCTGTTAATACTCAGAGCGGTGTGTATCGTAAGTTCGATCGTAGCAATCGTGTTCTGTTCCCCTCCCGTCGTGAGCCGGGTGCCGTTGCGAACGAGGTTCGTGGGGGTAAGTGGAGCACAGACACGTTCAAGACTCAGGAGCATTCTCTACAGGCTGCTGTTGCAGATGAGGAACGTCAGCAGCTTAACAGTCAGGGTGGTCTGAACAATGCTGCCTTTGGTGGAGCACTTCAGCTTGATCCTGACCAGGATGCTGTTGAGCTTGTTACCAATGCTCTGCTTCTTGAGCGTGAAGTTGGTACTGCTACGCTTCTTCGTAATACAGCATCGTATCCCGTTGGTAACACTGTCACTCTTGCAGCGGCAGATCAGTGGGACAACTATGCTGGTGCCACGTCCAATCCTATCGATATCCTGAGGGCTGCCGCTAATAAGATTACTTCTCTTATTGGTGTTCCGCCTAATGTTCTGGCTATCGGTCAGCTTGGTCTTGGCTGGCTCGAGAATCATCCTGATACGGTCGCTAGATTCAGCAACTTTGCTCTTACTGATCCTGAGGCTTTCCGTAAGCTGATTGGGTTCGAGGGTAAGATTGTCACGTTTAGCGATGACAAGTACAACACGAACGACCTTGAGGAAGCTACTGAGACTCTCGCCGAGATTTGGGGCAAGGACGTTATTCTTGCTTATGTCAAGGAAGAGCCTGGTCTGCTCGATCTGTCGTTTGGTAAGACCTTCGCTCAGAGGTATCCTGACGGTTCTACCCGTCCTACGGAGAACTGGCGTGAGGAAAACCGCAAGAGTGATCTGCACCGTACCTCCTACAAGTACGATTACAAGCTGACTACTCCCGCTGCTGGCTATCTTATTAAGACTGCCTTTAGCGCAACGGCCTGGTAGGAGAGGAGGATCATGGCTGAGAACAAGTATTACGCTTGGAGTGAGCTTCGGCTCGGTGGTGAGTCTACTATTCACGAGAGCGCAACTGGTGTGCGTAGACGGATCATCGATAGTCGTAATGTTATCATGCCTGGTGAAGAAGTTACCAAGGCTGATTTTAAGAAGTTCGGAGCTACTGATGATGATTGGGAGGCTTTCATCGCAGGTGGTAGCATCAGGGACTATCCTATGCCTGAGATGGGTGAAGGTTCTCTACAGAGTCCTAACGACTTTGTGCTTGAGAAGCTTCGTACAGGTGATAGAGAGGACCTTGATCCGAATACACTCATGGCTCTTGCTATGGGAGCAAGTGGTCCTATCGTTCCCGCCCATCTTGATACTACGGGCGAGAACGTTAAGGAAGTCACTAAGTAGCAAGGGGGTTAGTGGTGGCGGGCGAACTGTACGCAACTATCGAGGATATCAACGCACACCTTCCGCCTGGTAAGGCTGAGATAGAAGATGCTGAGGATGATCTTCTACAAGTTGATGCGTTTAGGTTTATCCGCTCGAAGTTGATTGGTACGTTCGCCACCACTACTCTCGCTCTATGGATTGATCCTGATAGTACACCAGAAGTTATCCGTGCTATCGCTGGCAGGCTTATTGCTGCTAAGTGGTACATGGAGATTTATGCAGAAGATAGCGACGAGGACGCTGCTTATGCACAAAGGCTTTATGACGAAGCCATGTCAATGCTACAACAGATTCTCGACGGGACTATTACTGTAATTGACCCCACCACAGAAGAACCATATCCTGATGTTCAGACAGGTATGCTTACGGATGCAAGTTTCCACCCTAGCGATGATAATCCGAAGTTCACTATGGACATGGAGTTTGCCTAGTGGCTCCAATCAGAGCTAGAGTTCTACAGGGAGAGAAGCAGCTAGGAACATTCGGCTCTCTCGGCGGTATGATGCGCTTTAGCATCGATGCTGTCCCCGACCCTTCAAGGGTCGCTTTCGACCTTATGAAGCTTGCTGGTTATCTGGATGATACTGGACTTCCTATGCGTGCGGCTGCTCGTATCGGTCAGGAAGATATGAAGCGCCATTTCGATACTGACTCTGATCCCGAAGGTAATCCTTGGGTTCCTCTTGATCCTGAATATCTTAAGAAGAAGGCTAAGGACTCGAGACTCAAGACAGACCCTGAGAACATTCTTACTCTCAGTACAGAACTTGAGCGCAAGGCTACCAGCCCTGCTGCTTGGATTGCTACTGATAATGCGCTATTCTTCACTACACAGGGTTTGCCTCCTTATTGGGACGTTCACCAGTCAGGTAGTGATGAACATGGTCTAGCTGGTTACGCTCAAAGTGTGCGTGACCGTAAAGCATCCGGTGCTGCCTTTGAAGATGATCCTAAAGGTGGAAAGCACGCTAACATGGGACTAGGCCGTGGACAGACTACTCCATCTCGTCCTTTTATTGGTCTTAGTACCGAAGCACAGAATCAGATTGTTGAACTGTTCGATCTGTGGTTTGATACTGGTATTAGGTCTAGCATGACCATCAATCCTAAGACTGGTATTGTTCAGCAGCGTCGTGGAGGACAGTTTGGTACTAAGAT